CGGCATTACCGAAGCTGATGCTGTGTACCTCGCACAGAATGACGTACAGATAGTCGAGGAAGAACTCCTTCGTGCGCATCCTTGCGTAGAGGACTTAGACGCTGTACGTCAGCTTGTACTTGTAGACATGGCATTTAATCTAGGTGTGCCGCGTTTGTGCAAGTTTAAGAAGATGTGGGCGGCTATAGAGGCGAAAGACTTTCCCACCGCCGCAAAAGAAATGCTTGACAGCAGGTGGGCAAATCAGGTAAAATCACGTAGTACAAAACTTGCTCATGCCATGCATCACGGAGAATTTAATGGCTAGACAATTGACGGGCAAGCAACAAGCATTCTTGAATGTGCTGTTTGATGAGGCGGGTGGCAACATGGCCGTCGCTAAAAAACTTGCAGGTTATTCTGAAACAAGTTCGACAGCAGAAATTGTCAAGGGTTTGAAAGAAGAAATCCTTGAGGCCACACAAATGTACATGGCACAGAATGCACCAAAGGCTGCGGTGGCCATGACAGGTGCTTTGTATGACCCGACAGAACTTGGCATCCGTGATAAGATGTCTGCTGCCAAAGAACTGCTTGACCGTGTAGGTTTGGTGAAAACAGAGAAGATGCAGGTAGAGGCAAGTGGCGGTGTTATGCTTATGCCACCTAAAGCACCCGTAGAGGACGATGACTAGAAGCATAGGTCAGTGGAAACTGCCACAACCGACAGATATCAAAGAAGAGAACGAGTGGATACAAATTCCACGAATTGCGCGTACCGTACCCTTTGGGTACAAACTGAATGAAGAAGACCCCGACATTCTTGACCCTATACAAACAGAACTAGACTTGTTAGAGAAAGCCCGTAAGCACGTAAATCAGTATTCATATCGTGAAGTTGCAAACTGGCTGACTACAAATACAGGTAGATACATTTCACATGTAGGATTAAGGAAACGTCTACAACATGAGCGACAGCGTAAGAACACAGCTAAAAGCCTCCGCAAATGGGCAGAGTATGCGGAAACGGCAATCGCCAAAGCGAAGGAAATCGAAGAAGCAAGAACAGGCGCAAAAGCAAGCACCGCAAGTTGAGAATGTTTCATATGAAACATCTAACATAGAGGAACACGCTAATGTATTGTTCAAGCCCAATCCGGGTCCGCAGACAGAGTTTCTAGCTGCTAGTGAGCGAGAAGTTCTTTATGGTGGCTCTGCTGGTGGTGGTAAGTCTTACGCTATGTTGGCAGACCCTCTACGCTATATGGGTCATCCACAGTTTAGTGGATTACTTCTTCGCCACACAACTGAAGAACTAAGAGAACTTATATTTAAGTCTCAAGAGTTGTACCCAAAAATCTGGCCGGGGATAAAATGGTCAGAAAGAAAGATGCAGTGGACCGCGCCATCTGGCGCAAGGTTGTGGATGTCCTACCTAGATAGAGATGAGGATGTCTTGCGATATCAGGGTCTAGCATTTAGCTGGATAGGCTTTGACGAACTGACACAATGGGCCACACCATATGCATGGGATTACATGCGAAGTCGTCTACGGTCCACTGCACCTGACTTGCCTATTTTTATGAGGGCTACAACCAACCCCGGTGGTAGGGGGCATGGCTGGGTTAAGAAAATGTTTATTGACCCCGCACCTTACAATAGAGCGTTTGATGCGACAGACATTGAAACAGGAGAAGTTCTTCGATATCCCTATGGCCATAGCAAGGCAGGAAAATCTTTATTTAAGAGACGCTTTATCCCGGCAAGACTTTCTGATAACCCATACCTTGCGTCAGCGGGAGACTACGAAGCCATGCTCCTCTCGCTTCCTGAACAGCAAAGGCGGCAGCTTCTTGAAGGCGATTGGGACATCAAAGAGGGCGCGGCGTTTACTGAGTTTAATCGGGATGTGCATGTTGTGGAGCCTTTCCATATCCCTGCTAACTGGGTCAAGTTTCGTGCATGTGACTATGGTTACGGCAGTTATTCTGGTGTTCTTTGGTTTGCTGTTGCGCCTGATGAACAACTGGTCGTCTATAGAGAACTATACGTCAGTAAAGTCTTGGCCACAGACTTGGCAGATATGATATTAGACTTGGAAGCTGAAGATGGAAATATTAAGTATGGTGTTTTGGACAGTAGTCTTTGGCACAAGCGTGGCGATACTGGTCCTTCTCTTGCGGAGCAAATGATTGCAAAAGGATGCAGGTGGCGTCCGTCTGACCGCAGTCGAGGAAGTAGAGTGTCAGGTAAGAACGAAATACACAGGCGTCTACAGATAGACGAATTTACAGAGGAACCAAGACTTGTATTCTTTGATAGCTGCACAAATGTCATCAGTCAATTACCGTCCTTGCCCTTGGACAAGAAAAATCCAGAGGACGTTGACACAAAGTCTGAAGACCATCTGTACGACGCCCTCCGGTACGGCATTATGTCCAGACCCCGGTTCTCTATTTTTGACTACGACCCGCAAGGCCGACCAACGTCAAGTATGCCGGTAGCTGACGCAACCTTTGGATATTAAAGGAAAGTAACATGGATGAAGATGAAATTATGATTGAAGACGACGCTATTGCGTTGGAAGATACAGATGATGTTGTTTCAGCAGATATAGATGTTACTTCTATCATACCGTTTATCATGGAGCGTTATCAACGCGCTGAAGACTATCGCTATCAAGATGAAGAGCGTTGGATTAGAGCATACAGAAATTATCGTGGACTGTATGGTCCAGATGTACAATTTACAGAGGCTGAAAAGTCTCGCGTATTCATAAAGATTACGAAGACTAAAACACTGGCAGCATATGGTCAGATTGTTGATGTTTTGTTTGCCAACAATAAATTTCCTCTTTCCATTGAGCCTACGGAACTTCCAGAGGGTGTTGTAGAGGACGTACACTTTGACCCACAGGCACCAGAAACACCGGGCGGTGAAGAAAGCCCCTATGGTTTTCCGGGTGATGGGCGTGACCTGCCACCGGGTGCGACATCCAAAACTTTGATGGACAAGCTAGGTCCATTAGAGAAAAAATTAGAGCCTGTTGAAGATAAGCTAAAAGAGGGACCGGGACAAACACCTACAGCCATTGAGTTTAGCCCTGCTATGATTGCAGCTAAAAAGATGGAAAAGAAAATCCACGACCAGCTTGAGGAGTCTGGGGCAAGTAAAAGCCTACGTAGCAGTGCCTTTGAGATGGCATTGTTTGGTACGGGTATTATGAAAGGCCCGTTTGCCTTAGATAAAGAATATGCCAACTGGGGTGATGACGGAGAGTATAGTCCGGTATTCAAAACTGTGCCACATTCTGAACATGTTTCGGTGTGGAACTTCTACCCTGACCCAGATGCTAATAACATTGACGAAGCACAGTACGTTATTGAGCGGCACAAAATGTCACGCTCACAACTGCGTAATCTAAAAAAACGCCCTTACTTCCGCGCACAGGTAATTGACGAGTGTGTAGACAGAGGTGAGAACTACAATAAGAAATATTGGGAAGATGACTTATCAGACTACGCTCCAGAACATGGAATCGAAAGGTTTGAAGTTTTGGAATATTGGGGTATGTGTGACACATCCATGCTTGAAGAGCAAGGTGTAGAGATACCTGAAGAACTCAAAGACTTTGATGAACTGCAAGCAAACATTTGGGTATGTAACGGGTTGCTTATTCGCATGGTTCTCAATCCATTCAAGCCAGCGAAGATTCCGTATGTAGCTGCCCCATATGAACTTAATCCGTACAGTTTCTTTGGCGTAGGTATTGCAGAGAACATGGACGATACGCAAACGCTGATGAATGGCTTCATGCGTATGGCTGTGGACAACGCAGTGCTGTCAGGCAATCTGATTGTAGAGGTGGACGAAACCAATCTGGTGCCGGGACAAGACCTGTCACTGTATCCCGGCAAGGTGTTCCGTCGTCAGGGTGGCGCACCGGGACAAGCAATCTTTGGCACAAAGTTTCCCAATGTGTCACAAGAAAACATGATGCTGTTTGATAAGGCTCGTGTTCTTGCAGACGAAAGTACGGGCTTTCCGTCATTTGCGCATGGACAAACTGGTGTATCCGGTGTAGGCCGCACAGCCAGT